TTCCTTTCTAAGCGAGCCACTGTTCACATGCCCATCAAACCTCCTGCAATCGACCTTCCAAACTACACAATCCCCAACTGACTGGTAGCATGCGACCACCTCCCGTGCCCTCTGGTGTAGGTTCATACCCTTGAGAGTGTGTCTAACCCCGAATTTCTTCAGCGTGGACAGGGACTTCTCAATAGGTTTCAACCAAGACATCAAAACCAGATTAAACACGGGAGTCCTAGCGTGAATGAGTCTGGGATCAGTCACCTTGATACTTTGATCCAGATAACGCTCAAGTTTGACAAAAGATCCAACATTTGAGTCACTCTTGCGAATGCCTCTATGCTGGAAGTCAAGCAAAGCCTGTGCGTACCTTTTCCTCATGCTACCAGAGTAACTGTTGACAACGTCTTCCAAACTCATACGCGGGCCAGTGTATCTAGACAAATACGCACCCAATGAAGCGAATTCACTATCAATGGCTCGGTTGCCCACATAAGTAGTGTTAAAACTCATGCGGGTCTTAAATCCCTCCCATTCATTGCAAATGCACAACTTTGGATACTCATACAACTGACCTATCCCACTGGAAAGGTAGAATTGATCCTTTCCACAGCCGACCCCACCTATCTCTCCTGGTCCACGCCTTGCAGTGTACGAGCAAAAGCGCTTGAGTAGTGAGCGGCCCTCCTATCTGGATGGCAACCATCCAGCCCCACCAAACCAACCGGTCCACAAGTCCTTTGCCAAAGTTACCCGTGGGACACCGAGGTACATACGGCTCCACACGGATAACTTTGGTCTAGACTCGAAAGATGCAGACAGCTCGGCACACTTCATGACCTTCATGTGTCGAACTGCCGCCAGTTCATGTTCAGTAACCTCCATAGCCTTAGCCACGGAACCATAAACCAGCTGCATCCTCTCACCAATCGGCACGCCCCATTCCTCGCCTTGATCCTTCACCCACTGACGCGCTTTAACAACCAAACGCATGAGCAGGTTATAATCCCTGACTTGGAATGCGGACAAAAGTTGGAGCGTTTCCACTAACTCAACAGACCACTGGATGTCTGACGTGCAAACGGTGTCCCACATACTTGCTGCAGGCCCGTAATACTTGTCCACTTCCACGCGCCCGTTGGCCATGACTATCTCCTCCAACTGTGCACCGACCCTGACCTGGACCACGCCCACCACAGGATTTTGCGAAGACACTGCCTTAAAGCCCAGAGACCTCAAACCCACGTAGCCAACACCAGTTAGTAGACCCGCGAGGGCAACCCACTTAGCATTTTCACGTAGGAGTTGAAGCCATCTTGCTCTCAAGACTGTGCCCTCCAACCTCCCACGGACCAACCTACCCCAAACTCTCAGGGTAAGCCCCAGGCTTTGGAGATCCAAAGCCTTGGCCCGTTCACTCTGCATCAACATTTGTATGACCGCATGAGCAGTTTGCGGTTCGCTAATGGTACTTATTGTATCATAACTGGCTAGCAGCCAACTCACCACTATTCTAGGTGACAGTCCCCCTCAGGGATTTGTTGGGTGATGCCTCAGAATCACAACCCTATGAGCCCGACCAATAGTCTCTCATGAGACGGGACGTTCCACCGTGCCTTGTCGTCTAGGCAGCTCAATGTGTTAGGTACCAAGTTTAAAGCCTTGGTCGGCTTGCAGCGAGTTAATCACTCAATGCGTTACACCCTATGGTTGGGGTAGAGCGCCACACAAATCTCCGGTTAGACCCTTCTTCCTCACAGTCATTCCTGCACACTTCATGTCATATTAACTACATAGTGTGTGCTATGGTTACTGCTTGGGTCCAAGCCACCTCGGTATCGCATGCATCTGCTGCAGACTACACGTAACGCGTGCTATTCGGGCAGTGAACGGATGAATA